GAGCAAAAATGCTCATTGGTGAAAATCAACTACTTATAAAAGTTAAGGGTAGAAATACGAAAGAAGGCAAAACACCCGATAAAGTTTGGATGAATCCGCTTCTGTTTATCAAATTTGCTATGTGGATAAATCCGGCTTTTGAAGTCAAAGTATTACGGTTTGTGTACGATGAAATGATTCGCTATCGAAACGATGCCGGGGATGCTTACAAAGAACTTGGCTCTGCCGTTCAGAAGATAGTTCCTAAAGAGTTTATGCCGAAAGCAATGCAAAAGGTTGGGGAAGCATTGAATTGGGT